CGGGGCAACCTGCAGATCAGCTGCTACGCCCCCCGAGGCAAAGGCATGAAGCCGCTGGAGGAAATGGGCGCCACGGCGATGACAGTGATGAACACCATGTACGACTGGAGCAACACCACACGGATCAAGTGCAGCCAGGTGCAGGGTCCGACCCCGGTGCTCTCAGGTGATGGCCCGCTTGCTGTGATCACCACCTCATGTGCCTTTACCGCTAAGGCTGCGTAGGCTTAGGACGTCTCGGCCCCCAGGGACAACGCCCCCAATGTTGTTTCTTCGAGGTTTCAAGTGCCCGTAGCTTGCTCGACGAGCGCCCTAACCGGTCAGGATGGGTCGCTTTATTACACACCGGCAGGGACCAAGTTCTGCCTGCTGGATTACACCGACTTCCCAGCCGGAACATCCATCACTGTTCCGGCCCAGCATGACTTCCGCGTTGGCGACCCTGTCGTCTTCGAGGAAGAGAACGGCGGCTCTATCGACACTGCCCTGACTGCTGGTGACGCTTATTTCATCGTGGCCACCACAGCCACAACGATTGACGTTTCAGCCACAAAAGGCGGAACTGCGGTGACACTCGCCGGCGATGGCGGAACCGGTTCTGCAGACACTGCAGGCGGTCACATCGGGATCAAATACGACCCCTTTGGTGCGGTCTGTCAGATCGTCAGTTGGGACCTGGAGATCACACGCGAGGAGCTGGATGTCAGCACCCTCCCGTGTGGTGTTGGCGGCAACTCTGCCACTGGTCAGAAGTACGCCGCTTTTAAGAAGTTCCAGCCTGGCTATGCATCTGGAACCGGCTCAATGACCGTCTTGTTTACCGACAACGACGACGCCTTGGGCCAGCGGATGCTGGACAATGTGATGCTTTCTTCTCAAGAGGGCGCCCGTGTTCGGTTGTTCGTGAATACGGTCAGCGATGGCGGCACCCCTGCTGAGCCTGACCTGACGGAGTCGATGTTCATCGAGGCCAGCGTGAGCCTCAACAGCATGAGCATCAGCGTCAACACCGATGACCCCATTCAGGCGGAAGTCGGTTACACCATCAGCGACGTCAAACACCTGTTCAAAACAGACCTGAGCTGATTGAATCGGGACGGGTCCCCCACCCTTTTGATACGGCCCCCTTTTGGGGGCTTTTTTCATAGGCCTAAGTATGCTTAAGACGTTCCGACATGCGCTAAAAAATGCGGCAACTGGACAAGCTGCTCGAAATTGCGGCCCAAGAGAACAAGCTCACCAAACATGAGCTTGAAATCGACGGTCATGATTTGACCTTTTGGTCTAAGCCAATGACCATCGCTGATTTTCAGTCAGCGAAAAAGGCCAGCAAGGATTCAGACGACATACTGGAAACCACTGCCCGCCTGTTCATCAAAAAGGCACTGGACGAAGGTGGCAGCCCGCAGTACCAAACTGACGCCTTGCCGGTGTTGCTGCGCGTGCTGTCCATGTCTACAGCATCCAAAATTCTGGGTGCGATGAACCCGCCAGAAGAGGAGGATGACGAGGTAGAACTCGATATCAAAAGTCCTGAAGGCGCAGCTAAAAAAGGAGTCAAGTCTTCTAACTGAGCTGCATGTAGCCAAAGAACTCGGCATGACCCTCGGCCAATTAAGGCGCGAGATGACATACGAGGAACTTTGGCTGTGGGTTGCTTACTTCGGTGTGGTCAATGATCAGCAGGAAGATTCGATGAAAAAAGCCAGCAAGCGCCGTCGATAGAATTGTTCTATCGGCGGCTTTTTCTGTGCCAACTGTAAACGTCGACATTAAGGCCCAAGTAAAGGGCATGTCGGATGTGGAGAGGCTTGAGCGCCGGATGGAGGCGGTCGAGAAAAACTTCGATAAGGTCGCAGTTACAGCACCAAAAGCCACCAATCAGATCAAGCGGTTCGGGGATCAGGCGAAGAAGGCTGAAAGTAAAGTTAGCGGGCTGACTAAATCCCTACGGGGCTTTCTTACTGCTGCTGCAGTGCTTGGCACTGCAAGGTTCGTTATTGGTAAAACCAGCGAGTTAGAAACGCAGACACGCAGCCTCCAGGTGCTGACGGGTGAACTTGAAACTGCGCAACGCATCGTTCGCGAGTTGCAGTCATTTGCAGCGGTTACGCCGTTCACCAGTTCAGAACTGATTGAGTCCGCCAAGCGGTTGAAGGCATTTGGCGTTGATACAGAAAATCTGGTCGCAACGACGCAACGGCTGGCAGACGTTTCTGGTGCCACTGGAGCAAGGCTGAATGAGGTCGCGACTGCCTACGGCCAGATTCAGGCCAAGGGCCGTTTGCAGGGCGAGGAACTGCTGCAGCTGCAAGAGCGTGGCATTGCCTTGCAGGACGAACTGCAGAAGATGTACGGCCTCACGGGGGAGGAGTTCAGCAAGGCACTGCAAAAGGGTCAGTTCAGTGCCGAAGCGGCAGAGGTTGCGATTGTTCGCCTAACGGAAAAGGGCGGCAAATACGCCGACGGTGCCATCAGTCAGTCCGACACGTTGGCGGGCAAGTTCAGCACGTTGATTGACGGCATCGACAACATCGCGAGGGCGCTGGGCACCGTGCTGGCCCCAGCTCTGAAAAGTGTTCTTGATCTGGCGATTGATGCGGTCAATAACATCAATGCTGCTTTTGCGGCAGGTTCAATCAGCCCTCAGCAAAAGCAAGGGTTTAAGTCACAGGCCGAAGCAGAGGTAAAGCGTTTTGCTGGGCCATTGCCTGGAGGTCCATTTGGTGCAGGTGAAATTGTCGTCAGGACTAACGGCAAGACTTATAAAGGCCCTGCCTCATCTGTTGTCAGCCAGATCACTAATGACTTGATCAATAAAGAGGTGCAAAGGCTCACGGAAAAGGCAGCGCCAAAAATTCCTAAGTCGAATGTTCCGGTACAGATTCCTGAGCTGCTGGGTGGCGGCAGTAGTAGCGGCAGCAGTAGCGGCAGTAGTAGGAAAGGCTCTGACGCTGCTGCCAAGGCGGCGGAACGCGAGGCGGAACGTGTCGCCAAAACCTTGCGTGACAGGGAGCAGCTAGTTAAACGGCTGGAGCAGCAGATCAAAATTCAAAATGAAATTACTGGGCTAGGCAAGGAAGAACAAAGGCTGCAGCTGGAAATTCTTGAGATCAACCAGCAATATGACAACTTGCTTTTGGAGGAAACGGATGAGTTGATTCGTCAAAACACCGAACGCGCCAGGGCTTTGGAGTTGACCTTGGCCCTAAACGAAGCGCAGCAAAGCATGATGAGTGCTGCGCAAAATGATTTCACATCGTTTTTGAAGCAACAGCCTGAATATGCGGGTTTGTTGAATGATGAATTAACTGAAACAGAGGAGCTGCTGAAGGGCAGTTACGAGATCATTGCTGGTGAGTTGACTGGTGCGATCGAGGGCCTGGTGAAAGGCACGGCTGATTGGGGCGATGTCTTGTCCAGCATCCTCAGTCAGCTGGGCTCCATGTTCCTCAATGCTGGTGTTAACGGGTTGGGAACAGCGATTGGGATTCCTGGCTTTGCTGATGGGGGCCGGCCTCGCGTTAATGCACCATCGATCGTTGGCGAGAGGGGGCCAGAGCTGTTTGTACCCGACACGGCTGGAACTGTTGTTAACAACGCCGACACCAGGGCGACCCTGGACCGCTACAGCGGCAACAACGAAACCAGTTCTTACAGCTCCAGCCTGAGCATCACCACCGGCCCCGTGATGCAGATGAACAACGATCAGTACATCAGGCGGGCTGACTTTGAACGTGGCCTCAAACAAGCATCTGATGATGGGGCCAAACGTGGCGAGGCCATGGCACTACGCCGCCTGAAGAACTCACGATCCACCCGCGCACAACTGGGGATGTAATGGCCACTGAACGCATCAGCACGCTTGTCCAGCTGTTTTATCTGAACAACAGCCACAAGGTTGTGAAGTGGCGTGAGTTTCACAACGGCGTGCCAGGCACGACCATCACCTACAACAAGATCGTTTACAAGTACCTGCCTTTCTTGTATTCAGGCGCAACGGTGTCGCTGACTGGTGACAACGTCCAGGCTGAACTCACCCTGTCGAGCAACGACATTGCGCGGTCAAACGTGGCCAGCCTTGTCAGCCAGAACTACAGAGCGAAGGTTTACGTCTGCCGAATGAGCGCAGATTTCGAGAGGGTCCACAATGTCCTAAGCGTCGAAGAATGGCTTGTGAGTTCTGCTGTGTATGACGCCACGGCAATACAAATCGAACTCAGCAGTGGGCTGGATGCCGTTAACGCAAATACACCACGGCGTGTCTTGACCACATCAGATGTTGGCCCTCTGCCGGTTACCGGAAACGTGCGCCTCTGATGAACATCCACGAAATCGTTGGAATGCAATATCGCCTCGGTGCAACGCCTGAAAAGCATGGCAAGGCTGATTGTCTCAGCATGTGCCGAGCGGTGCTGGCAAGTTATGGCATTGAGACGCCTGAACCATCACGCGATTGGTATCGCCGTTTGCGCCGAAATGATTACAGCGTGTTCAAAGAAGAGCTGGAAAAGTGGGGAGAAGAGACCACTAAAATGACACGAGGAACCGTCGCATTGTGCGAGGGAGAAGGGACTCTCACCTATGGCATGGCGGTTTGGTGGTACGACGGCTGGCTGTCCTTCACGGGTGAGGAATTGACATGGAAGCCCGGAAACGCCTTACAAGCCGTCGCGCTTTACTGCCCCAAGACCAGCAAGTAATTGACACGCTGGGGATCACCCGCGACGAGTATTACGACTTCCTCGATCAATGCGAATACGCCTGCCGTGAGCGTGGTGAGGAGTATTCCCATGTTCCCAATGTTGTTAATGGACCGATTACACCGGTTCTAGTTCAGGTTGCTATTGGTATTGCGCTGACTGTTGCCGGTGCGTTGCTGGCACCAAAGCCCAAATCACCGGATGAGAAGAAACAGCTAGAGCCAATCAATACCGGGGACAAGACCGGCAAGAGCAAGTTCACCCCGTATAACGACTTTGATTCAGTTCAGGAGTTAGCTGCCCTTGGGACTCCTGTCCCTTTGGTTTATACCAACGGTACTAAGGGCGTCCGGGTTAACACTCAGCTGCTGTGGTCAAATATCGAGACCATCAGCAAGGCCCAGGTGGCCAAGATGCTGTTGCTGATTTCACAGGGCACTCTGGGGGGCAAGCCTGGTTTTGGTGGCATCGCCATTGGTGACACGCTGCTGGAAAACTTTGATCAGGCCCGCCTGCGCGTCTGGTACAACGACGGCAACGGCAACAAATGTGACAACCCGAAGCAAAACAACTGTGACCCGAAGAGCAAAACGCGCGAGTTTGGTGCAGCGCGAATCAAAGACCGGGACTACTTGATAGTTGACGGCAAGCCCGTTGGAAACATCAGGGGCATGAAGGTCCCGAACGATGTGTTCACGCTGAAGGAATACAGGAATGACAAGTATTACCCATGGTTTAGTGGTGCCCGCACGCCTGGAACCGCCACAGAGTTTGGCCTGTTCAATACGATGCCAAACGGCAACCATTACAAGGTCAGTTACGAGTTAATCCTTGTCAACGACAACACCGAGCAGGATGTCAAGCAAGGTCAACGCGAGAAAATCAACAAAAGGGATGAAGAATATCCGATTGGTGCCGGCATCATCAAAATCAAAAACGGCAAGATAACGACCACCAGCACCAGCATCAAAGAGGTCAAGGTTGAAGTCGGTGATCGGATTGATTATTACATCAGCCGAGCCAAGACATTTGGTGCTTATAACGGCGGCCGGTGGGGCTTAGATGACGTCACCAATGCAACGGCACAACGACGCTCCAAGGCTGACGACACCTTGGCGTTAGGCAAGATTTATCACATCGGCTCAGCTCAATTCGTTTGTATCCAGCAGCCGGCTGAAGTCTGGGAACTAGAAGACTCGGATGTTGTCTACCGGCTTGAGTGCATCGATCGCGGGGCTATCAAGTTCGGCGGCCCCAGGTCAGATGCTGACAACTGGAAAACCTTCAACCTCGCTGAAATAGGCGTGGGCGTTATCACGACCAATCGGCCTGATGATGACATCATTGAGATCGGTGTGAAGTCGACTGTTTGGAAGCGCGTCTCTGGTTTTCCAAACCTCAATTCACAGCCCAGCCAGTCTGTGATTGACGAGTATTCCGATGGTGGTGGCAGCATCACCCTCGGGTCAATGAACACTTATCTGTACCGGATGAGCCTGTTCAAGATTTTTATCCGTCCGATTGATTCAAATCGGTGGATTGATCTGATTCCTGGCACAGCGTTTTGCGTTAAGCACAACAACCCGTCTGAGGTCTTCAACAGCTTCCGGATTGAATTGCCGGGTGTGACCAGAGAAACGACCGAGTATGAAATCCAATTCATGCCCGTTGCTGGCAACTACGCCATTTCGAGGTACAAGAGTGTCGTGATTCTGGACACTCGCCGTGGTTGGAATTCGTACCCGACCAAGGCAGGTGGCTTAGGCAGCTTCCGGCTTTGGTATAGGGGCTATACAGAGCAACTCAGCCTTGCGAATTGCAGCAACCGTGAGTTCATCATTGGCCCCCAGACTGATGTAGGCCGGATTACAAGGCTGTCTCCCAACAGTGGCGGCAAGATTCCAGACGAAGACAAAGAAACCTGCAACACCGAGTATTACAAGCGCCGTCCTGAAAAAGACAGCACGCCTCAGAGCTTTGTCGCGTTTGTAGGCCCACAGGAAAACAGGGGCGGTGACAGGTCGTGGACCTACCTGTACAAGGGCGAGGTGATCAAACGGCTCAAAGGTAGTTCAAGCGATTACCCCGGCGAAGTGAAGGGTAAATACAAGGGCAGAACTTATTACTTCCGCAGAGGGAAGCTGAAGTACGACGTCGGCTCTCGGAAGTATTACGAGATCGTCCGTTGCCGGAAGGATCAGGAAGAGTTGGTCAAGGAAAGTCGCTTAGTGACGCCACTCGGCGGTTCAGGCAAAGGTGCAAAAATTAGATATACAACCTACAAGAATGGGGCCTGGCAAGCTGAAATTATTGAGCCAGGTACCGGCTACAGAAATAACCAGAGAATAACGTTGAATGTTCCGGGCCCAAACAGGTCAATGAAGATCCGTACAAACACGGATGAGATATTCAAGGTAAATCCATGGGACATGATCAAGGACTACCCGGTTTATGACGCGGAAACTGCGAGCAACGATAGCGGCCCGGAACATTCCCTGAGCTACATAAATGAGGTGCGAAAGGATGATGGCTTCCCGGCTGATTACAAAGACTTGTCCACTCTTGGGTTGTGGCTCACAAGTTCAGTGGACATTACGAACGTTTCCCAGATTAGCGTTTATGTGAACAGGGGAATTGTTGGCCGCACTTGGACAGGAGCTAAGAGCTATTCATCCATCAGCTTTTTGCCCGAGATTATCTTTGATCTGTTGACCAATGTGGAATACGGCCTTGGTGGAATTATTGGCCGGCGTGGCGTCAACGAAGGCGAGATGGCTAAAACCACCCATTACTGCAGAGCCAATGGATTCGGATGGGATGGGGTCATCAAGGACCGGATCAATATCCGGCAATGGATCTACGAACAAGCCGCGTACATCATGTGCGACTTCTGCATCACAGGCGGCAAGTTTTATATCAAGCCCAGCTTCCCATTGCATAGCAACCACAAGATTCATAGCCGCAGCGACATGCGGACAAACAAGACTGTGCCGGTGGAGGTAAAAGCGCTGTTTACGCCAGGCAATACCAGGAACGCATCAGTAACTTTCCTGCCACCTGAAGAGCGACAGATGTTCACCGCACAGGTGATTTACCGCAATGAGGAGGCCCTTGGTTTCCCGAAGCTAACAACCAAAACGATCGGGCTTGTGAGAAAGCCAGAGGTAGGTGATCAGGGCGGCAGAGATGACGATCCCATCGAGCGTTTCGACATGTCGGCGTTCTGCCATAGCGAAAGCCACGCTGAGAAGTTTGCCCGTTATGCATTGCGCCTGCGTCAGCTAGTGACCCACACGGTGAAATTCCAATCAACACCGGAGTCTTGCCGCAACTTGGTGCCGGGTGACTATGTGCGTTACATCAACACGGTCACACACCTGGACCGCTTTGCCACCGGCAGCATTAGCGACACGGGTGTAGTGCAGTCCCATTGGCCGGCTGAGAAGCTTGAGGGCACCAGGATCATGTACTGGAAAGTGGGCACGAACGATGGCATCCGTGCTGGCAACCTCAAGCTCAATGCCGACGGTCGTTGCCCTGACGACAACATGAAGGGCAGTGTCTTTGCTCCGACGAATCAGGACACCCAATCACGGATCTACAAAGTCGAAAGCATTCAATACAGCGATGAGGGTTTAGTTGATTTGACCTTGAACGAAGCTCCCGTGGATGCCCGCAATAGACTGCTTGTATTGGACTGGCGTGATGAGGATTTCTACGAGTACGACTGATGCAGCGCATTGAACTTCCCGCCCGCAATCCAACCACCAGGGTTTACACGCCTGGGGTGATTCCGCAAACGGTTTTTGAAGCTCAAAACGGTGCGAAATCGTTTGTCCGGTTTGGCAGTACACCCGTCAATACGCGGTTGCAGCTGACGTATCAGAACACAACTGAAGACACGGCTTATCAGTTCGCCAAGTTCTACAACAGATGCATCACTGAAAATCTCGCCGTCAAAATTCCTTGGGATAGCAAGACGGTGGAGGATATGAAAGACCCGGACGGCCTTCGGCTAATCGTGCGTGGTGGTGAGGATGGTTTGCAATGGCTTTTCGAGAACCCGATAACGATTGAGGCGAATTTAGGGGGTCGATACAATGTGACTATCGACCTGATCGGTACTCTCATCGCGTAGCCATGTCACGTATTTACACCGGTCAGCACGGCGAGTTTTGGATCCAGGTCAATCCAAACACTCTTGGAGAAGGTGAGAGGTATGACATCAGTGCTGCCGGTCGTACTGGCCAGCTGATTATTGATGACGTTGGCAGGGTTGGCGCAACCGTTGATCGGACTAACCAACAGCGAATTGATGCGCGGCGTCAAGGCTGGGAAGCATGTGGCTGGGTACGGACCAATGACGACGATTACCCGACGGTGGGTGATGTGTTCACTGGTGATGGAGATCGCGCAACCGTTACCTCCCCCACCTATCAGTGGACAGCCGCCCCCAGTGTTCGCCCATTTGTGAACACCCAATGGG